TTCATCTCTTTTGCTTTACCACCAATAAGAGGTATATCTTCTACTGATTCTAAAATACCAATAACTAGATTATCAAATAGTTCTCTAATTTTTCTAAATGGTGTCATTGCTAAATCTATAATTTGGTCTTTTATTTCACCAAATTTATCAGAAATGCCTTTTGCAATTTCTGACATCTTTTCAGGTATAGTTTCAGTTACAAAACTAACTGCGTCTGTAAAGAAACCTTTTATACTAGTTACTATATCTGAAAAGAAACCTGTTACTTTTTCTGTAATCTCAGTATATTTTTCCGGTACAGTTACAGTAAAAAAATTACCTATATCTGTCCATAAATTTTTAATTGGTGTTACAATATTGTCATTAAAGAAGTTTGTAATACTATCTTTTATTTCTTGTAATTTTGTAGGTATCGTTACAGTAAAAAATTCACCAATATTTTTAAATAACTCACTAATCTTTTCTGGCAATTCTCTAAAAAAGTTTTTAATATCTGTTACCATTTCTGATTCAATACCAAAGGCTGCTAATGCGTTTTCTAATAAACTAAAAAATGCGTCACCAATATACGACACTAACTGAATGGGAAAATCTACAAATAATTTTTTTACACCACCAAAAAATGTACTTGCGTCACCTGTAAATAAACCTTTTACAATATCAATAATGCCTGTCAATGCTGACTTTACTGTTTCAACAGCACTATCAAAAATAGGACCTATGTCATCTGTAAACGCACTAAAAAATGCCTTGACACCATCTACTATTGGTGCTACCTTTTCTGCAATCTCTTTACCATACTTTTGCATTAACTTAGCGATGCCTAATAGACCAAATATTAGTCCGCCTTTAATTAACATACCTTTAAAACCACCCATACCCATAAGACTTTTTACTTTGTCTTTTGCTTTTGAAAAGAAACTTTGTTTAGGAGCTGGGTCTGTGCCTTCATCTGAAGCGCCTTCACCTGCGTCTGAAACTTGTGAAAGGTCTTGTGCCATATTAGCGTCTTGTATTTGGTCTTTTTGTAAAGATACACTATCACTAAACTTATCGACTAATGAGTAAATACCATCTCTAATATCTCCCAATACAGTCATCATACTGTCAAAAGGATTCATAGGTTGTGCTACTACGGCAGGAGGACCTGCTTTTGCACCGGCACCTACTGGTACTAAAGATGTACCACCACCGCCAGTAAGTGAATTTACATTATTGCCTACGGCTCTGCCTATTTCTATTACTGATTCGTCTTTAAGTGTTAGTTCCATTACTTGAACCTTTTTTGAATATACTTGTACACAGCATAAGCGCCAAGTAATACGACTAATGTAGCTATGCCGTCAAACCAACTTGTATCATTAATTACTTGTAATAATTCTGCTGTGATTTCCATTATTTTTTACTCTTGCTTGTTCCTGTGTATAGACCAAACCAGGCAGCGCCAGCACCAACTACGATACTGATTAACCCACTTTGTTCCATAGTAGGAGCAGCCAAGTTCATATACCATATTACACATTTGTATAATAGAATAATGTAAACTGTTAAGAATAATCTTGGAAATATTCTCCAAGCATCCACAGCTCTAGCCATATCAATTAAACCTTGATACTTATTTTTACTAGAATCTACAGTTGATGTATCAATCTCTAGTTCTAAATTAACTTTTTTTGTTTCTGTATCGGCCATTTTATCTCCGTTTTTCTTGTTCTCTGCGTTCTTTTTCTTCTTTTAGATAGTTAACTAATAACGAAACATACACCTCCCTCTCCCAAGGTATCATATCTTCTAACTCACTTAACGAATATTTATGATGTTGCATTAAAGCAAAATTCGTTTCAAAATAATTCGTTAACGAATCATGTGAGAGGGCTATCCGAAAAAACTTGCTAGACCCTTTAGTGTAACCTCAGACTCAACCTCTGTCTTTGGATTTTTCACTTTAACTTTATGTTCTAATCTAGGCATAGTATTGTAAAAAGTGCTTAACTTTTTCATCTGGTCTGCCGATAGATTATCAACAAATTCTTGTAACTCTTTATCAGAGGTGTCTGCTCTTAGGTAGACTTTTTCGCCCTCATAAATTTGTTCAATACAACTTGTTATCATTTTATAAGTTTTTTGTATATTAATGTCACCTTGTAGTGTATCAGAATCAACATCTTTTAATGCTGGATATCTCATAACCACACCTAATTTCCTATCTTCGTCAATCAAAATGTTTGGCGAATGGTCATCATCAACATAAACCTCAATTTTAGATAAGTCAATCTCTGTTTCAGCATATGTTTTGCCGTCATCTGGACATAAAACTTTTAATTTAGTTTTTTCACCTACTGACTTTGACCGTATTTGTAAAAATACATACTCAATATCAAACATAGGATAATCCTCAGCTTGCATTTCACCGAAAGTACATGACTTAACTATCTCTTTGATGGCAGATAACATCTCTTTAGATTCACCTGATTCCATCGCCATAAGTAAAACTTTTTCCTCTTTTACAAGAAAAGGCCTAAACTTAATGGTCTTTTGTTGTGATGGCAACATCAATTCATATTTTGCCGTATTGGCAACTGGTAATGCCATAATTTACTCCTCTTTAGTTTATAATAATGGTGGAAATACTCTTCCACCTGTCACAGCACCTATTGGTACTCTTTGTCTGATAACATTAACAACATCTCTACCAGCTCGTCTAATTTCTGGCGGTAATTTGTTAATAATATTACCAATCAATCCTCTATCAGCACCTATTACAGTTGGTTTCTTAAATCCACCACCAACAGTATAATTGCCTACTTGGTCTAATGTTAGATTTATCCAACTTTTAAATGCTAAAGAAACTGAAATCTTTTGTATCTCGTTTTCTGAACCTTGATTATATGATACAGCACTAATTGTTTTAGGAAAACACTCAAACAATTCTACACCATATGATATTCTATCTCTATCGGCATTTTCAGCAAATGCACCTAATTGATAGATACGCATACCACCTGTGTACTCATCATAAAAATGTACATTGTTTGTACCTTGGTCAAATGCAGCCTTTTGCCACATTTCAAAGAAACTTCTTTGCCTCATGTACTTATCACAATATACTGTCATTGTAATTTCACCACTAAAACTGTGACCTGTTACAATCTGTCTTTTTGGTCCATAAATTTTAAAATCTGTTGTATCTAGTGTACGACCTGGCATATCAACACTTTCAATAAATGCTCTTAAACCTCTTTGTACTTCCGTGTTTGCCTGAAGTTCACCTTGTTTTGTACTTCTCTTTACTTCTTCCTCAAACATAATACTAGGTTCTGTTGGTGGACCTGCAGCTTGAGTTCCAACTCCTGATGGTAATATAAAATCACACATGAATCTATTTGGTCTTGCAAAGCCTTCGCCTTGTGCAATTTGACCTAATACACGACCAATAGTAGATTCAGGATTACCACCTTGTACTCTACCTAATCGTTTATCGCCTTCGACATTATCAAGTGACCTATCTCTAGGAATACCTAATCGAATATCATAATTACCTATTCGTCTGCCGCCTCTTAAAATTGCCATTTTATTTTACCTTGTTAGCTAATCTTTTTCTATTTTTTAAATGTGCTTCTTCAACTAAACTTTTATTTTGTCCATAATATGCAACTGCATAACCTTTATCACACATTGTTTGATTTATAGATTTACCGTCTATCCACACATCACCTAAAATTCTACCAAACTTACCTGTTTCATCACCTTTGTAAGTTTTAATGGTAATCTTTTTACCATTTGATAATGCGTCTTTCAGGAAGTATTTAGACAATAAACCATACTTCTTTTCTTCTTTATCTCTTGTTCTACTCTCTGGTGTGTCAATACCAAATAATCTTACTCTTTGTTGATATAGAATATCAAATCCCATATCTAAAGTTACATCTATTGTATCTCCGTCTACCACTTTTGTTACTTTTTTTACTCTATAACTAAAATCTGTTGGGTCACCTAATTTTGGACTGGCCATTATATTTTCCTTCTACTATCAGCAAAGACGGAACCAAGACTTCTCTTTTGAAACTTGGCTACAGGTAAATATACTGCAATTGCCATTTCATCTACATCTATTCTTCTAAAACCTGATTGTACTTGTTTGTACAAATATTTCTTTATTGCTGGTCTGATTAAATTAATACTTGCAACATCTTGGTAAGACGCCATAAGTTTTGTTGTACTATCAAACTGATTATTAGTAGCAAACTTTTGTACTCTTTCTAACAATCTAAATCTCAATGGATATGGTAGATAGTGAAAGTTCAAGCCCATAAAACCACCTTTGATAGGTTCTAATGGCAAAACCAATGGGAATGTATCGTAAAAAGGTAATGTTTTTTTGTATTTTGGGTCGTAAACAAAGAAGTTCATACGACCAGCACTTGGTCTGGCATTTATTCTGCCTTCCCTCATTAACTTGGATTGTGTAGCCCTATCTGCAATTAGTGATACTGCGTTTCTATACCATGTGGTGGCACGCTGTTGTCCACCTTGCAAATCTTTTAATGGGTCAAATATTGTTTTTGCCATATTACTATTTATATAGCCTTCCAATAAAAAACCCACCGATATTGCTACCGGTGGGTCAAAGGTCTAAAGCGGAGAGATTACTCTTCCTCTGCCAATTTACTGAAATAATCTAATGTATCATCATCTGAATCATCAATTTTCATATCACTTGACTTTGGTTGAGCTACTTCAGCACTTTTTACAGGAGCAGCTGATTGGCTAGGCGGGAGGTCTGCCGACTCAACTGTTTCTGCACTCGTAGTGCCAGATATTACCCTATGAAGTTTACTTTTAAGTTCATCATAAGACTTGAAGTTATCTGGTGCCACAAAGGGTTTTAGAGGATATTGTTTTTCCCAAATAGCCTTGATGTCATCATCTGACTCTTTGATTTGAGAAACACCCTCAAACTCGGATTTGTCGTAGTTCCAATAACCATCAACTTTTCTTAATTTCAATTTAAAGTTTGCACCTTTCCAGAAATCAAATGGGTTGATTGGTTTTTCATCTTCAAATGCCGGCTGCATTGCTTCAGTAATCTTATCAAAAATCTTTTTACCAAATTTGAAAAGTTTTACTTGGCCTTCATTCTCAGGATGTTTTGGGTCGCTCACCACTAGAATGTTAGCGTAGTAAGATAATTTTCTCTTACGCTTTCTAGCAATCTCTTTATCAGAATCAACACCTGTGTTCCACAGTCTTGTATTTTCCTCTGATACAGGATCCTTTTGACCTAATGTAGTCAAACTGTTTTCAATATACCAACCACCTTTGTCTTGGAAGGCGTGTGACCATACTCTCTGCCACGGCATATCTTCACCGTTTGAGGCAGGTAAGAAACGAATAACAGCATAGCCGTTACCAGTTTTATCCATCTCAATCTTCCAGAGTCTATCGTCTTGGTATTTGTTTTTGTTTGATTGGTCCTCTGGATTTAGATTTTGTTCCAGAGCTTTAGTTAGTTTGTCAAAGTTACTTGACGAGGTCTTTAATGTTTCGAAATCCATATTATTTCTCCTAGTATGTTTCGTATTGTTGTATTCGTATTGTCTGTTTTATTCGACACTATTATTTATAAGAGTTTTACCTCTATCTTCAAAATTATATGCGAAATAGGAGGGACTTGGGTACACCCCCAACTCGGCTACACAGATACCTGTTCTAATGAGCCAAGAACCAACTTCCACTCGGTAGAGTGATGTGACACAACGCCTTTCAGCAGCCATGCCTGAGTACCACCTCTAAGCTGTCAAGTTCGGCTGTCTGGTAACAGCCTCTTCCTTGCACTATAAAAAGAAAGTAATTAATTTTCTTTTGCATATGAGTTCTATTATACACTATTTTACTCAATTGTCAAGCCTAGGTTGGCCTGCATTTGAGAATAGTCCAAATAGAATACATTTTTTCCTACAAACCTATTCCACAGTTCAACTGGTTGAGATACCTTATCAGGACCTCTGTCAGCGTTTGGATTGACCTTGTAGAATTTGGTTTTAGGAAATTCTTTAATAAGATTACACCATTGTTGTTCCCAATTTACACCAGGTGTTGGTGAATTTTCTTTAGCAACATAATGTCTAGTACCAGCAAATAGATTGTTTACTGTATTTGTATTACTTTTAATATCATGGCCTAACAAATAAACTTCATCTGGTTTTTCATTTGTTAATGCAATCATACCACTTGTTGGACCGGCAGCCCAACCTCTATCCTTTTTAAATTCTGTTTTATCTCTATAAAAATCTGTCAAACTGGTCGCTTTGTCGCCGTCATGCACCCAGCTAACATTACAATCTGAATGGTCTAATTCTTTTTGCATTACTTTATATGCTTCAGGTTTATCTTCATATCGTCTAATAATACCAACTTTACCTGCCATATTCATGCCGTGCATTACAAATTCTGTACGGTCACCTTTTTCATTTTCGTTAAACTTGTCAAAATGTTTTTTTACTTTTGTTCTTTCATCTAAATTAAGACCTGCCCATTTCATCATTTCATAATGGCCTTCTGGTACTCTGGTCCAATCTCTAAAGTAACATGGTATTTCATCTGCAACACCAGCATTATAGATTTCGTGCATTATGCCATGGTCAACTGCAACTAAAACATCTGGTCTAAATCCATCTCTGTAAATGGCATTACAACCATATATTTTACCATGAGGTCGCAATTTTTCTAAATTAAAGTCTTTACGACTACCGCCATTACCAATTAAAAATACTCTTTTAGCCATTAAACCAACTATTCATTATTCCTACACCATAGATTGCTACACTTACTGCATTTAAAACAATTAATGCTCTGTCATGCCATAATATACCAACAACTAACCATGCTATCATACCGACTAATGCAACATATAAGTTCATAGGAAATATATTTGCTGAAGTCATCATCATTGCAACTATTAAGAACATACTACCTGTCCATTTAATATACCACGACAGGTCACCTTTTGGTGTAATCTTTTTGTAAACTCTACTAGAATTTAATTTTTTAATTTTATCGTCAAGTTTTTCTCTAATAGGTTCTATTGTCATAATCCACTTCTAATTTATAAATCTCATTGCTACTAACCAACCAAATACATTTACAATTGTAAAATATCCAACTAACATTGTTGGCCATGCTAGTTTTCTTCGCCAATGTGCATACACAGCTGTTAAACTTCCAATGAAGTAACCAGGATATATGTATCTCATATCTGGATTATCTGCTGTGATGGCCATAGTCATACTTGCAACAAGTATAAAAACGAAACTGGCCATTTCGTAATAAAATGCCACCTTATCCGATTGATAAGATGATAACCAAAAATCTTTTATTGCGTTCATACAAATATCTCCTTCATTATTAGTTTACACTCTGTTTCATTATATTTAACAAAACCTTTTAACTTGGCCATCTTAAATGCGATTTTAGGCCATACAATTTTTTCAGTAATATCTTTAGACCAATTTTTACTATACGATAAAACTGAATCAAGAATGATGGCGGACTGGATGTTAATTTTCCTTTGAAGAAGTAATCGTAACATTGTAGGATGTTGTCCATTATGTACGAGTAAAACATCATTAAACCTAGCCATATCACCCCCAATGCTATCATAGAGAAGGCTACAATCGCTTCGAAAGTGATAACTAACCGATTCTTTATACTTTCGATACTCCAAATAGTTCCCTTTGCCATCATTTTCTAATAAACTCTTTACCCATTTCTTATCATCTTTTGCGAAATTAGCCACAAAGAAATCAAGTATTTCATCTTCTTTATACTGTTTACTAAGCTTGTGAAAAAAATACCTATCATTCCTGCTTGTAAATGTATCCAGTTTCGCATTGATTTTGCCTTCATACTTATGATAATCATATGAAGCCGAAGTAAAATGTAACTTGACGGCCAAGTAAGTTTTATATACTGAAAATCCATCATACATTTCTATTCCTTCTAAAGTATCTACGCCATAATGCTGACCTTGTCATTGACACTATAGTAAATATTAAAGCAATACCCATACTATCAAATATGGTAGGGTGTAAATCAAATAATGGAAATATTAATAACTGTATAAGAACAGCTAATATAAAACCACTACCTACATCTATTACACTTTCAAATATATCTCTATTCATTTATTTTGTATTCAAAGTTTTGTGTTTCATTATTAATATGTATTTGTTTGGCACCATTTCTAATATGAAAATGTGTAGCCATTGTAGTCAATGGTGATAAAGTTACCAATCTACTAAAATTTTGTGTATCTGCCCACTCGCCAAGTTTTTTAATAATTTCTTTACCTGCACCTCTTTTCCTAGACCATACAGTATAAGCAACAACAATTTCGCCTCGCTGACCATCTTGGTTGGCAGCCTGTGACATATAATCCATTTCTCTTACTGTATAAGGAACCTGTGGACATAATGCAACACATACAATCGCCTCAATCTCGTTATTATACTTTAGACCAAATATTTTACGGCCGTGCATAATACGGAAACCAAGGGTCAGCTCAGGTCTTACAGGATCCTCTGATACATCTATGTCATCTAATTCGACAAGTTCAGTACCTTTGACCCACTTAAAAAAATCTTCAATATTATCTTTAAACTTTTTCATCTAATAAACACTTTGCACTAATTGGAAAATGGTCAAGTAAATGTCTTGCCATTTGTTGAGTTACCATTCTTGTTTCTTCTTGTGAATCAGGTTTATTTCTTAAATTACACACTCTAGCAAAAGCCATAAGTGAGCCTGTCCAATACCACTCTGTCATCATATTTTGTGGTAATACCATTCTTGCCATTTCAGGAGCAATTCCTTCTTTAATCATTTTTTCATATGTATTCTTTGCCTCATCTACTAAAGGCATAATATCATATTCATATTCTAGTTCACTTGAACCTTGCTTTTTATTTTCTGGTTTACCACGCCACATAAATGGCACATAAAACTCTGGTTCATAATCAACATATCTTCGACTTACTTCATTCCAAACAAGACCAACTTGATGTTTTACCAATTGTCTTGCAACAAAAATAGGCGCTTTAATTAAAAACTGTAATGTTGTATGACCAAAAGGTGACCAATGGTCATGGTCTGCAAGATACTTAATTAACTTTTCATCACCTTGGTCGATTACATCTTTTCTTTTTGAAAATGAAACACGAGCTGCATTTACAACTGATAAGTCACTTCCCATTTTATCAATTAATTGTATGTTCATTATAATGGCAACTTTCCTTGTGGCATAGAAGCAGAACCTTTTAACAGTTTTAACTCTATAGCGTCTGCTTTGATTTTTTCTTTTAGGGATTTTGATACCATACTACCTACGGTACCGGGGTCTAGGTCGTTTTCTTTACAAAATTCTAAAATGGCGTCCATAAGACTACATCTTTTTTCTTTTGCTAATCGTTCTATTTTTTGACTAAATTCTTTACTGTTCATAATCTCTCTATTATATACTATTATTGTTCAAATGTAAAGCGTGGATTGTTTCTGTTACGAGGTACAATCCACAAAACCCTAAGCGACTAGGCCGCTAATGCAAAGTTATTATCGTTTGCGTTTAATTAGCATGAAAGGTTGCCACCTATTAATCTCTTACAATTTTCTCAACACCTGTCGATCCTAGTTCAGCCCCATCATAAGCACACTCTGTAAATGTGTTTATGGTGGAGCTGGAGGGAATCGCACCCTCGTCCAGTATGTCTACCATAATTGTCGTCAACGACTAATTCTTTTATAAGTTTAAACCTTTACCATCAAAGTTTGGATTGATAGTAGTATCAAAACTTATGTATAATATACAAGCTTCTGAACCATCAGGTGCTTGCATAGTTACCATTTGTTGTGTTGTTCCTTGTTTTAACCAATGTGTTACCACAAAGGCAATATCGTTTTCTTCTTTACCACCAACTTTACCAAATGATACACTAAAAGGTGTCCACCCTTGTTCACTACCATATTCCATGATAGTTTTTGTATCGCCACATATAATCGGAGCAGCCGATTGGTAAAATTTATAATGGTTATCAGCTGTTGCACTAACTGAAAACAATGCTACTGCTATTGTTGATAGCATTCCCATAATAAGTCCTGTTATGATTTTCATGTAAGCCCTCCCACTAAAGATAGGGACTATGATTGACTAGTAATTTTATCTTTATTTAGCTCTTCATAATATTTATAAAAACCAGCAATTTGTTCTTTTAAAGGCTCGATAAAATCTTTCTTTTCTTTAATGTATGTTTGTGCCGTACCATCTTCACAGGCAATAAGGACAACAATTTGTTCTATGGGAGTTCCGAATAGCTCTTCATACATAATAGCATAAGCAGTACATTGTTGAAAATAACCTTGTACCCAATCCTCTTGCTTAAATTTATTAGAGGTCTTAAAATCAATTACAGAAAGTTTGCCTTCATATTCTGCAACACAATCGACCTGACCAGCAAGTGTTAATTGTTTACTATACATAATTGCTTCTAGCAAATGTACATTGGTAATTTTATCAACATATGGTTTAATAAGTCTGAATAGACCTAAAGGCAATACTGCTCTTTCACTTGGTGTTTCTGATTTAATATATTGTTCAATCAGATTGTGTGTGGCTTTACCACGAGCTGCCGCTCTACGCATTTCATAATTGGCAACATCTTCACCAATTGACTCACGCCATTTTTTGATACCGTCACCGGTGTTATAACCTAATACTGTAGTGACCGAAGGATAATTATGACCCTCAATGTCATAAAACCTAAATCCGTCAATACGCTTACCTTTAGTTTTTGGAAGTTTTGATTCATCCAGTTTTACAAATTCAAACGCCATTATATTCTCCTATTTAATCGTTCTCACTATTATATACCATTCACAACTGAATGGCAAGTCTTAAATGCCTTTTTTTGCATAAAGGCCGTTAAGATAATCTCTTTCGGCCTTAAAAGGTTTATCTAGCTCTCAGCTAGTTAGTTTCTTCGCTAGTTCGGTTGTTTCATCAACTCGTCTAGTCCAACCTCTACCAAATGTACCAAAAGTATTTAATTTTTCATAATACGATTGTCTTGCTTCTTGGTAATTTTCGATACTTTTTTCAATACCATGTTTTTCAACATATTCTGCAACTGCTTTTAATGTATTTGGTCCAATGCCACCATCTGCAACTGTACCAATCATTGTTTGTAAATACTTGGCAGCTCTACCTGGTCCTGCATTTACACCAAAATCAAAAACGCATAGGTCTAAACCTCCAGGTAAATCGTCACCTTTCATTTTATCCCAATAACCTTTTTTATAAATTGGTGCCACATCTTCAACAGTTAAATCTTTCATATCTTTTGTACCACCGTGTTCTAAATAAACTCTTTTAGTAACACCAAGATTTGTTTCTCCGCCTGGATCCTTAGGATGATTTACATAACCACCTTCGTGGTGTAAAATAGTTTCTAGGCATTTATCGTAATTAGCTTGCATTTTATCCTCTCGTTAATTTGAGTATTTTTTCTATTTGTGCCTTGATAATTGGACCTCTGTTTGGCCAATGAATATAAGGCTCGTCTGATTTTTGTAAGTTATACAAGAAAGGTAATATAATTTTTTCTAAATCAGTAAACCTTTTCTTTGTATCTTCGTCTGTCACCGTTTTTGTTACCGTTTCTTTATCGGCCACAATTTGCATAATCTCATTCATCATAGACTTAATATCGCCTACATCTGCTTTAACTTTCGAAATTTCTAATTTACTATCTTCAACTACTTTAGGGTCAACACTAGGTTTATCCTCTGGTGTAGATGAAACTGGCGTCATACCCCAATCATCATCAAGGTCAAATCCTCTCATAAAATCTGGTATATCTTTTGCCATTACTTACCTCTTGCTTTTTGTTGAGCAGCTTGTCGTTTCTGGTGTTTCTTAACTACTTGTCTTGTTTTAATATCTTTGGTACTTTTGTTACCATATAAATCATGGACTTTACTTCCTGGATGAGCGTCACCAATACGACTTAACATATCTTTCCAACCACCATCGGTTTTCATTCTACCCATACCCATGACACCACTAACAATATTTATCTTACCAATACCTTGTTTAATATGTGGATTCTTTTTTAAGTATTCTTCTTTGTCGGCAATACTCATCATATCGGTAAATTTTTTACCGGTCTTTGTATTGATAAAATCATATACTGGCATATTAGTCCTTAAAATATTTTTCTAAAACTTCCAATTGGTCATGGTATTCAGCAATTACTTTTAATTCTTTTTCAATTGCTTCTAAAATATCTGGATGTTCACCAACACCAGCTGCATTTTTTAAATACACTTCTACATTCATAGCGTGCTTTTTAATATGACCTTTTGCGTGTTCTTCAATTGCACTAATCATATTTTCTCTATTATATGGTCCTGTAATACTCATTTTTTACTCCTTATATCAATGCCTGGTTTTGAGCTTCTTTAACACCTTTCAAATACCAATCTGGCACTTTAGCAGGTGATTTCCATGTGGCAAATCTTTGTTTTTCTAATATGTAATACTTACGATAACTTGCAACTGCGTCACCTGGTATTTTACAATGTTCAGGCATAGCAGGTTTAGGGTCTGTTGCAATCTTATTATATTTAGCGTTTTTAGGAGGATGTGATAATACATCACCTAATTTATCAATTGTAAGATGATTCTTTTTATGATTATATCTTTTCTTGTATTCTTCATTAAGAGCCATCATATGTTTGTATAACCAAATGTAATTGTATGCCGATTCAAACAACCAGATTGTACTAGGGTGTTTTACCCAACCAGCTTTGTATAGTAATGGTTCTAAATTAGAATTAGGGTGTTTCCACCTTTTAATCTTTCTACCATTTTTTGTTTTGTCATAATATTCTTGGCCATCTAATACACGGTGGCAAGTTGACAACAATTGTGCTGATTCTAAAATCATTTTGACAATGTGTTTATCACACATTTGTTCAGCAGCTTTAACTGGATGTTTATCTACATAAAATACATTCATATTAGTTTATCACCTTTCTAAAGTAGTCCATACGGTCATACTTTTTACATAATATAGAAAAGACATTGTACCAAAAATCTTTACTCCAATCAGTTGTAGCATTTCTACAAGCTTTTTCGGCATTTTTGATTCGCCTATCTTTTAGTTTTTCAGTTGGATTATCAATCATATTAATCATTATATAACATTCCTTTCACTTTGGCAAGCCTATGGTTGCTTAGATTTCTCATTCCAGTCCATTATTTGGTCTAGTTTAAGTTTAATTTCATCAGGATCCAAGTCTGATAGTTCTTTTGCACCTAGTTTTCTGACAAATCCTTTATAATCTCGTTCTTTTTTTCGTAGCTTGGCACTTTTGGCCTTCTCTTTTGCTAATTCTTTAGAAAGGTTTACCTTTTTGGTATTTGCGACTTCTTCTTTTGCAACCTTTCTACTTCTCAATGATATATTGGCCGCTATCAATAATAATACTGCTAATGGGTCAAATACAAATATTAAAATAATAATTACCCACCTTACAGCCTTGTCAAAATGGTCTTTTGCCTCATCACCATAAATTAATTCTGCAATATATTTAATTGGTCCTACTTCGGCCTCTATCTTATCTTGTTCTAATTGTAATGCACCTTTTTGGTCTGATAATTCTGCAATAGTATCACTAGCATTATTAATTGCTAATGTTAATGCGTCACGCTCTGGTTTTTGTTTTTCTCGTTCTTTTAAACCTCTAGTGACATATTCCATGTCAACATATTTTTCTAGTGTACTATCTAACAATGAAAGTGTTTTATTTGCTCTTGTTATAATTAATTCTTGTTGTTTTATTTGATTATCAATCAATTCAATCTTAATATTATTAGATGATGTAGGTTGCACTTGGTCTAGGTGTGCTTTTGATAGAAAACCAAATATACCCATAGAGGTAATAAAGATTAATACTATAACGGCAAATGTTAAGTATGCCTTTATAGTTCTTGGTACAAGTTCATTGCGCCAATTATTATACAGCCATGAGGCGGCTACAAGTTTACCAACTTCTAACGCACTACCCATAGCAATAATAGGTACAACTGCACCTGCGAATAAAGTAGCCAATCCCATAATAGAATAACCAGCGGCTATTACAGATATAGAAATGGCACTTAAAAATGTTATAATTATTGTAAGCATATAAGTCCTAGTCTAATTGAGGTATTTCGTATTCAGTTCTTAATTTTTTGATAATACTTCTT